AAACAACTTTCAAGTCTATCTTTTGTTATGTTGTATATTGACATAATGCCATTGGATCTGTTATAATGCACAATTCTTACTAGATCTTTATTTAAAAACCATACCTTTTTATTACCAGGTATTACAGGGGCGACATTGTAATCTTCGCTCGTTCTATTTCCTTTTTTAGTAGCCATCTTCCTTCCTCAGAATCAGATGGTGGATGAAAAAATCTTCTTGATCCACACATTAAGCAGTATATTTCTAAATGAGAAACTGAGTTGTAAACTCTGTCTATAATCATTTTTCTTGAACACTTTTTGCATTTGATCATTAATTTGGAACACCGATGATAAGCAAGTTAACACCGATTGAAACATCTCCTGCTGAATTAAAAATAACTGTTCCATCAACTCTAGATGTTTGTGGCTCTTTTAAAACAACCGTAACTGTTTTGCCAGCCTCTGTTCCATTAATATTAACTGGAGTTGCGACAACTATTGGGGGATATTTAAATTCAGGTTTAAACTGATAGAAAAAATCTTTTTGTCCGCCTACACTCTGAATACCTTTAAATACATCAACGTAACCACCTATTAATCTGGTTTCTGATATTTTTAGGCTTTGTGGTTGAAACTTTGGAACATCGACGGTTACATATTTGTATATAGCGGGTGATACTTGTACAGACAAATCATTTATAGCACGAACTATTTGATCTATATATGAAACATCTATTGGTTGTCCTGGTTCTGGTGATGGTATTTTTGCCATGATTCCTCCTGTCTAATTATATCAGACTGCCCTCATTTTCAAATAATGCAGCGTCCGCAAATCTTTCTAGTGGTATAGTTTTGGTTTGTACAGCAACATGAACATATGTTTTTGTAGAATCATAAACTATAGAATAATTTGTCTGTGTAGTTTTTGTATAATATTGCCAACCAGCATTATTCCATTTAACATAAATAAAATACTCTTCCATATTTGGCTGTGGCTCCCAGGCTAAATTAATAACTTTATTGGTTGTATCAATAATCATACTATTTAAAATTTCTGAAGGTGTGTCTTCAGCAATAATCTTATAAATTGGTGACCAGTGAGATGTTCTATTTTTATCTTCAGATATAAACCTATATCTTAATACATATGTTCTATTTTCTCCAAAAAATCCTGGCAATTTAGATTTTGGTATAATAATTTTTTTAATACCCTGATCTGGTGTAGGCACTATTGCACATCCATAGCAAATCTAAATTCAATATAATTACTTGTATTTGCTGCCTTAACTACTGTTTCTGCATTTGTATTTTTTAAAACTGTATAACCAGTTAAGCCATATATTGGATTTGTGGTTGAAACATTTTCAAATCTAACTGCATCTAAACCAACATAAAAATCATCGGATGATATATTATTTTTAATAACAGTTGTGTATATTTTTACTATACTGACATTGTTCCATGTAAAACCAGCGCTCTTGTATAGTTCCTGTAGTTGTTTTGTAACAACATAATATCTATTATTAGCAAAATCATAATCATCAGCAGACATAACTACTTCAAAACGTGCCCACTGTTTGTCCGTTGGGTTAATATCGTCGTCTTCAGCAAACTCTAAAATAATTCTAACTTCATCTGGAATTATTGTAGAGTCGGGGTCTTTATTTATTATGCTAAATGCTAACTTAATTTCATCTGTAGGTGCATTTTGATTAAAGTCTAAAGATGTTCCTAGCAAATGGATATGGTTTCCTCCTGCTCCTGAGCCAATAGATAGGTGATCTCCCGCTAAAGTTAGATTTGATATATCTCCTCTAAGCATAACAATATTATTATAAAATCTAGCCCTTTCATATCTTGCTATTCTTTCTGTATTTGTAAATAATCTATTGTCAGAATTAGTTTGAAAAGCAACATATGTTTGATTTATTATATTATCATTATTCACTCCGTCGAGCGGTTCATACACTACTGGTAGTTCTGTTGCAGATGTTTCTTCGTGATATTCCCAGTTTTCATTTACAGTAAAAGCAAATAATGAACGACTGTCATATGCTCCAGCAGATGGATTGGCTCCTGCAGAATATACTCCTACTTCTGATATTTCATATCTTTCATCTGTTGGGAGTTCTGCTGTTAAAACAATTTTACTAATTCCATCTTCATTTACATATCCTCGTGATGTAATTGGTACTCTAAACATTTCAAAATCTAATGATTCTTTTGCAGAATAATCCGCAAACGTTTGGTTAGTTGCTAAAGGTTTTGCTCCACAGCCGATGGCTATGTAGGAGGCATACGCAGGAGCCTGCCCTATAAGATATTTTGCTAAAATGCCTTTGCCAATTTCAGTAATCATAATTACACCCCATATATTGTATCATCTAATACTTCCCCATCTGATATTATTGAAACCTCTACCTGCTCATCTCTAGCCACATTGACAACATTTATAATTAAATTTCCAGTTCCTGGCTCTAAATAAACTATAGAACATTCTGGCCCAGTGCCGCAAACTGGAACCTTACTTGAAAAGTTAATTGGAAACTTTTTAAAATAATTAGAGTCTGTATCTTGTAAGGCTAAGATATTTTGTGGATTGTATTGAAAATACAAATTAGTTAAATTTTTGATGGGTTGGTATATAACATTTTGACCATTAATAATGTCAGACCTTAATATGTTAATTAGTTCTTGTCCTCCGATATTTTCAAATATCAGATCTGTCATAATCTCTATTGGCGTAGACTCATCATCAAATAAAATAATATCTGGTGTAGCAGATTTTACATCTGGAGTTTTTGTTTCTGGTGATGGACTAGAAGAAGGCAGATTTGGAGTGCTACTTGTTGCCATTTTAAACCTCACTCATATATATAGACATATCTGGTCCGTCGTAGTCTTTGTTATATTCTATATGATATACAACAAACCTAGTATCCTCAGATGCTATTATATCAGTTCCTTCATTATCTTTATATACTATGTTAACTATATCTCCTAACTGAATTGTAGGGTTAGCAAATATCTTTACTCCAACATTTTTTCTTGGTCTAAGAATTTTATTAATCATCCACCCCATTAACTCATTGGCATCATCATTTGATTGTACATATGGAGTATCTAAAGAAAATTCTTTTTTCCCATAGGTTAGTCTGCTTGTTTTTATTTTATCATAGTCTATGGCAGATCTTAATGGTGATACTATTAATCCATCCTTTCCAATTGCTGGATCAGAAAAGTTTGCATTTTTAGCAAAATATGAATCAACAGATAGTTGGTTATTAGATTCTTGAGTAAATGTTATTCCCTGTATTCTTAAATAATTTCCACTAGTTTCATCTAAATTGAGAGAAGTGTCTGTTGCATTAAATATTAAGAATTCTGCGCCATATGATCCAGCCTTAAATCCAGATGTTGTGTATCCCTTAATTCTATTAAATGTTGGTGATAGTTGTGCATAAAGAGCAGGATATGCCTTGTCATATTTTATTTTTAAATAGGCTGCTTCTCTCATGATAGTTCCAAATTCATCAAAATAAATATTAAACGATGGTGGTTGTCCAGTGTTAATGCCAGAAAGGTAGGTTGATTGAATCATTCCAGACATAGCGTACTTTCTAAATGATTCATTTGCATTTATATGTTCATCTCCAAATGCTGACGCCACTGGAGTTTCTAAAGAAAATGATGTATTTTGACTATAATTGTTTGCAAGTGCATATACATTTTCAAACATGCATTTTGAACCGCCACGAACAAATAATGCAATATTATTATATATTGGTAAAGGTAATGGATCATCAACCACCTTAATTAAATTATTATTTATGTATAAATAAAATCTTCTTATAGAACCAACGTCTTGATACTCAACGGCTAGATCATATACTGTTGGATTTTCTTCACCCATCATTCTTGCCTGTCCAGTAAATTTTCCATCATCTATAATAATATTGCTTAATCCTCCCCATAACTTGATCGGGATTGCTTTTCCAGTTTCATCAGATTTAATTTTATAAAAAATAACATTATGTAAATTATCAACATCAGAAGAATATTTGCTTACGTTCTTTTCAGTCAAGGCTACAATTTCAAAATAATACCCAATATTAGTATCTGGATTAAGCATTACTGCTAACCCTCCAGACCCTCCAGATATATTTAATGTTTGATCTGGCTGTGTACCTGGAAGAACATAGTACGGAACAGAGTTAACTGGCGTTTGTTCTTTTGTATCTCCAATCTCATACTTACCTATAATACGCATTCTCGCACCAAAATGTTTATACTTGTTGTCTAGTGCTTTATATTGATATGAGACAAAATCTATTGCCGATTCGGTTGTGCTAAAAGATGGACCACTCATTACTAATGCTGATGATTGAACTGATCCAGCCTGTGTAGACTTGTTTGTATTTTTTTCTGATTCATTTGTATATGAATATGATAAAAAGTTTTTTATTACCCCAGTTCTTGTGTTTTGTTTTGCTCTAACTGGATCTGGAGATGCAGGAATAGTTGTAGATAAATCTTCTTCTAAAATTTCAGCCTGAGTATAAACATCTCCTGGTCTTAAACCAAATAATTTGTAACTTAGCATATTAAATCCACGAAGGTAAGTGTCATTTGTCCAATAAGAATTTAAACCAGCATCATGCGAAACTATATTTGTTCCAAACTGTCCTCTTCCGTGTCTTGCAACATCTCCATTTTTCATAACTGTAATGCCATTTATTTCTTCATATTTAGGTTCTGCATATATTCTAACCAGTCCTGTCGGATACATTTTTCCGTTAAAGGTTAATTTAGACATGTAGTCTTGATATTCTTGATTACTACTAATCCAAACATTTCCTACTGCCCCGACAGTTTCTGTTATGTATGAAATTTTTCCATCTAACTCTTCTCTTAGAATATTTTTTTGTGCTCCAGGAATACTATATTGAACTGCGTCAAACTTTATTATTTCTCCATTGGCATAAAAATATCCATTATATCTGCCAAGCCAATAGACCGCTTCTCCTAAGTCAATAACATTATTGGTTAATCTATTTCCTACTACAACTGGAACATCTGATGTTAAATTAGACGTAAGCGGTATTGCCGATAAGTTATATGATGATTGATTGGATGCTTCATTATTTAATGATCTAACATTTTGTTCTCCAGTTATTTCCCAAAGCAGTACTGGCTTATATATCCAATTTTTAGCAGCAACTTCGTTATCAATCATAGATGCTTGTTTTATGCTTCCATAAGATCTTTGTATGTATCTAGTATCGTAATTAATTACTCCATCGTTATATACGTTTTTTTCTTCTGACGATATTTCTAAAATGTTTGATAATTTTGATTGAGAGTTTTGATTCTCTCTAATTCCTACCTTAATAAAATCATTAGAGCCGTAAAGGGTTGTATCTGTTTCTCTTTCATTGTTAGATGGAAGAATATAGTTTTTGCTCATCATGACAAAGTTATTATATTCGTCAAAAAACATTGCTGTTTGTGTAGACCTTGCCAGATCATTTAGTACTTCTGCAACTGTTTTATCTGGAGCAATATAAAAGAAAGGAATAATTAATTCTTTTTCATTATTTAATCTTTTAAATACATAGTTAGAAAAACCTACAGAGTCTAGTAGCAGTGATACTGCGTAACTTAAAGAAACATTCGTTACTAACATTTCTGGAGCCTTTAAAGATTCAAAATAAAAATATAAATCTCTAAGAGTAATGTCAACTTTTCTATCTGAATGTGATATAGATGGAAACCCTTCAGAATACATTGTTTTAATAGGAACAAAATAATCATATCCATCTACATTAACGGTAATATCATAAAACTTTATTTGTATATTATTTGATGTATAGTCCTTTATAATGCTTAATGAGTTATTTTCATTAAATGAATTGTCATAATCAAAAAGACTAATAGTTCCATTAGATGCTAATAATTGACCAACGGGTAATCCGCTTGTCCCCAAGTCTGATGCTGTTTTAGATATATTAAGTGACACCACCTTATCACTAATATCTGCCGTAAGTCTTGGGGATAGTTCAATTAAATCAAAAGTAGAATTAATTTTGTTCATAGTATCCACTACAATTCTCAAACCTTTTATAAACTCAAACTCTCTATAAATATCTCTACCCTGAGACACAGATGTAAATTTTACTGGATCTACAAAATCTGTAACAAAGTTTGTAAGTCTATCTACAGTTTCTTCCTCTAATGACCAACCGTATTCTGGAATAAAAGTTTCCCATTGATTATTAAACCAAATATGATACTCTCCTAAATCTGTTGGATTAGGTTTAATTAGATATGCATATCCATTTATTGATTTTTCTGGTTTAAAAGAAACATCAGAATATTCTTCTGCACGAACAAAAACATCTCTATATTTGTCTGGAACCTTTAGTCCGTAGGAAAGTTCTACGTATCCATCATTACTAATAATTGGTAGGCCATTCCTTCTAGTTGTTCCAGAGTTAAAATTTAATATATCTATCCAGTTATTACCTTGTAATGATTGAACTTTCCATCTTACTGGTGTTGTTTTATTTGCATCTCCATATAATGGATCTGGAAATGATCCAGAGGAATTTGAAAATGGACCTAGATCAACAGATCCTACGTTTGTCTGCATTTTAATTACTATTCTATTTGCAGGAACTGGATTTTGATAAATAATAAATGGGGCAGCATCATCTATAAAATATTGACCATTTACTAAATTATTTGAAATCCCTCTTAGGGTATCTCCATCCGATCTAAATGAAGTCCAGTATTTAAACTTATCATTTTTATCTGCCATATAGTATCTTGGTCTATTAGACATATTTATATTAGAATGATGTAATTTTCTACCTGGAAAATATGCAGCCTTGTTTATGCCTGATCTAGGCCTAAACTTTTTAAAACAATCTTCTAAAGAATAAAGCATAGAGAATTTTTTATTTTCTGCTAATAAAAACCAAGGCTCTTCGTTATCTGCTGGACTAATTCCTCCATCTACAACTATATCAGAGTTAGTCGCTCCAGTATAATAATTACCTATATCATTTACATCAAAAGTATTTGGTATTAATTTATACTTTTCAGAATTTTCTGCAGCAGGCCTATATCTGTAGTTACCTATTCTAAATATATTATTAGCAATGTTCATATTCCATTCTGCAATTACTGCAGACTGAGTTCTAATTGTTGATGATGTCTCTAAGTGTAACTTAAGATCTTCATTTTGAAACATTATACTTCTTCCAAGGTAACAGATATATTCCAGAAGTCAAAATTACTTCCTCCACGCTTAACGACGCTATAACTAAAATCAGAAAAGTACATTTGTAATAATTGATTATATTGTGGCAGATGGGCATAAGCATCTGACTCTTTTCCAAAATTAGAATATTTATCATATGCTAGATAAACCCAAAATGGTCCTTGATGATTCTCATACCAGTCTAGTAGTTCTACTCCTCCAGCACCGCCGTCGCTTGTATACTCTAGATTATTAGAGCCAGCGTGTGGAGAAATACCAGTAGTAGGATTAAAATCTGGTACAGTAAAATATGATCTTGAAGGCAGCATTTGCCATGATGTTGATATTGTTAGTTTGTCCGCAATATGATAAGATCTCATACGACCATTAATCATTCTTTCACGAGTCTCAATTCTGTTATTACTAAAATCTATAGAGGATCTATTGTCATCTGATAATATTAAAAATTGATTATAAACAGATTCGTCTGTTTCAGATCCTGGATCCTGACCAACCTCTAAACCATTTGGGACATATAGACCAGAAACTAGAGTTCCAGAATTCTCTGACCATAGCATTGCTTGTGGTCTTGAGTACTTCTTTCTACCTGACATATATGCTGCTGTTGACATTATAATCTAGCCCCCCTCAATTTCTTTGAATCTACTTGTTTAATCTGAGTCATTACTGCTCTTGCAATTTCGTCAGGGTTTGCATCAGACTTAACATTAACACTAATACTATAATTATACACCGAGTCACCAACTGAAGATCCACTATTAATAGCCTTCATTTTATCTATGCCATAAGTATCTACAGCATATTTACTCATTACAAATTCTCCAGGAGTTAGCATAGCAGGAACTATATCGCTTCCTATAGGCATTCCTCCTGCTGCAAAATATTTTCTTGGAATAAGTCCGCCAGAATTTTCATAGCCATATTGACCCCACCATCTGTTTGCATTTCTTTCTCCTGCTTCCCTTGCTGCTGCTTGTGCTGCTGCATCTGCTGCTGCATTTGCTGCTGCTGCTAAGGCTGCTGCGTTTGCTGCTGCATTAGAATCTTTATCTGCATTATTGTTTCCATTGTTATTATTACCATTATTATTATTGTTATTACCGTTATTATTATTACCATTATTATTATTGTTATTATTATTGTTATTATTATTGTTATTATTATTGTTATTATTATTGTTATTATTGTTTCCAGTATTTCCACTACTTGAGTATATAGTTGTAATATATCTTGTTATGTTTTCAGTAATATTTCTTATTTCATTAATTATATGATTTGTAGTTATTTCTTTTGGTATTGAGTTAATAGTAGTTAAAATGCTGCTCCAAGATGCGTCGGTTGCTGCTGCAGATGCTTCTGCTGCTGCCAATGAAATTGCATAATCTTTTGCCAATTGCTCAACATCAATTAACTTATCTACAGTTTCTTCCCATTTCTCTAAAGTCATTCCAGTGCTATCGTCTAGCGCTACTGCTTCATCTACTATAGATTGTAAATATGTTTCTTGTGATGCCAACTCTGCATCTTGTTTTTCTAGTGACGTTAATATATTTTGTTGTGCGACAACCTGTTGATTAATACTGTCAAGTTCAGACTTAAGTTTAGAAATCATCGCCTCATGTTCTGCATTAATAGTTTTAATGGTTGCTTCACGTTCTTTTTCAAGTCTTGTAATTTCAGTCTTTGCAGCCTCAATTTGTTTTTCAAGTGCAAGTCTTGCTGGATCTGTTTCAAGTTTATATATTTGTTGTGATATTTGGAACTGTCTTTCAGAAATCTGTTCTCTGGTCATTCCAGTTTCTGCACCACGAAGATTATTAAGTTCATTTGTTCTTGCTTGCTCTATACCTTGTAATGAAGCATCTAGTGCATTTGCCGAAGAAGAAGCCCTCATTTCTTCTGCTGCACGGGCTGCTGCTGCTATATCACCTTGTGATAATGCATCTGCAAGACTTAATTGTTGCTGCTGACTTTCAGAAATTTTTTCATTAATATCTGCAACTTTCTGTAATGCTTCTGCTTGTTTATCATATTTTTCATTTATTTTATCTGCAGCATGATCCATGATTGCTAGATCATTATTTAATTTTTCAGACTCTTTGTTTAAAGCAGTAATCTTATCTTCATAATCTAGTTTAATCTTATCTTCTAAACCTTTGATTATATCTTCTTGGGCAGTTATTAAGCCATCATACTTATCGTTTGCAGCATCTAAAGCCTTTTCAAGATTATCCTGAGCATTATTAAGTGCATCTTGCTTTGCACTATATTGTTGCTGTAGCGAAGAAAGGGCTTGTTGGCCGATTTGCATTGTCTTTGCTAGGTCTGTTCTTTGCTTTTGTACACCCTTTAAGGTTTGGCCTGGCGCAATTGTTGGAACTGCTACACCAGCAGCCTTGTATCTTGCAGCAACATTTGCTACAGCCTGATTACCAATATTTTTACCTGCAATGGTTGTGCCATCTTTTGCCAACCTGTCTGCTGTTCTTATTCCTGGAAGTTCCCCAATAGTCATATTAGAGTACATTGTTCTTCTAACTTCCATTACTCTCTTTGCTGCTTCGAATCCTGCCTGTGCTTTTTCTGCAGGATTTTTAGAAACGAAATCCATAATAAGTTTTATGTCTGAGTTTGCCTTAATAGCATTTAGTCCATCAACTATTTCTTTAAGTCTATCTCTTGCTCCTTCAGCACCACTTTCATAGTCTTTCATTGCAGCAATTGCAGCAGCAAGTTGATCTGGATCTCCTATAAGGTCAAGCATTGCGCCCTTAGATAATGTAATTCCTTCCTTAGACATATTTTGTAAAAACTTTAGTACCTCTGGAATTTGCTTCATATTATTTGCTTGTTCCTGAGCCTGAAGACCCTTTGATATTAAACCATTTATTTTTTCTCTCAATACTACCTGATTATTTAATGCAACATTTGTCTTAAGATCTTGGTCTGTAATTTTTCCATTATAAATAAGTTGAGTTGTATATTCGTCAGAAATAATTCTTTCAATAGATGTTTGGTTGTATCCTAATGCTGCTAACTTTCTTCTAACTGCTTCTTGTTCATTTAGAATTGTTAGAGATTTTCCTGCAGCAGCATTAAAGTCTCCTATAATTGCTGCATCAAAGACTTTTGCTCTTGTTAATCCTTCTTCAGAAAGGACCATTTGTCCTGCCTTAGTTCCCTTTGGCATAGCCTTTCCAGTAAATGGATTCTTGTATCGACCTTTATTTTTACCCTTTGTAAATTTCTCTGAAGTAACCTTAAAGAGTTTGCTTTGTTCTTTTTGCTCTAAGCCCATCAAGTAATCGCTAAACTGTCTGCTATAACCCATTTTATTTAGTTGCTGCTCAATACCTTCGTATTTATTTTTAACAGATTTAAGACCTTTGTCAGAAAGTGCCCTATTTAATTCTTTTATACCGCCCGCAGCGTTAATGGCAGCATTGCGAACATTCTTTAATCTTGCTAATAACTCTACATACGGATCTTCTTTTTTACTTCCATCACCAGGTCCTGGTGTGCCATTGCCACTCTCAGACTTTATGGCATTTTGTACTGCCTGCGGAACTAACTCTGCTGCAATCTTGTCTACTGATTGACTCATCCAATAATCATAAACAGTACCCGATGTAGCACCACCAGCCTTTTCTATAGCAAATGCTTCCTTTTCTTTTGCACCAATGGTTTTATATATTGAGATATATTCTTGAACTACTGTCTTTTTTACGGCATCTGGAAGATTTGCATATTTATCCCAGGTATCTATTAATCCTTGCATCGAAGGCATATCTGGATCTGACTTTTGAACATCTAATAATGTAGTTTTTGTAATTTTTTTAGGAAACTTTTCAACCTTATTTAATAGTTTGGCTAATTTTTCAAATGCTTGAATTGGTGTTCCATCTTTTGGAGTATTATTTCTTATAAAAGCATCTATATTTATTTCTTTTCCATCCATTGTATTTAATAGATTAAGAACACTTTGATATTCTTTTAACTGATCAGGCTCTAAGCCTGCAGCCTCAACTAAAATAGTTTTTCTTATTTCTGGATCTAACCCACCTAAAGAATTTATTAATTCTGTTACTGCTCCAGCATCATGTGTTTTAGTTAATAGATTAAATGTTGATTCAAATGTATCTTCATCGCCAGCAAATGTTTCCATTAACTTTAATGCAGTCGCTGGTGGCATCTGTCCAGCAGCAACTATTGTGTTTACTTTTACTTCTAATTCTTTACTTCCTAAATCAGCAGTTTTTTCTAATAGTGGATCTAAAAATGCTTCCTGAGCAGTACCTTTATATTTAGTTCTAACTTGCGATTTTAATGAATCAAAGAATGCATCCTCTGAGGTATTTCCACTTGCCTGTGCTGCTTTAAATAAATCTAATTGATCTTGTAATAAGGTTTTATTATTTGCAACAAGAACTGATTGACCCTCTGCCCTGTCTCGCTCAAGTTTTGCTATATCATCCTCAAGTTGCTTTTGCTTTTCTTTATCTGATGTTGCCTCTTTTTGTTTCTTTAATGACTCTATTTGTTTATCATAATATAAAGTTAAAGAGTCTAATTGTGCCTGATTAAGTTCTAGATTTTGAACTGACATAGCAGCACCTTGGGCTATGAGTTTTTTATCTCCTACATATGAGTCACCTTTAATAAATGCATTTTTAACAATATCCTTAAATAATCCTCTACCCTCTTCAACAAGTTTTACTCTTGCTTGTAAAGGATCTGTTGTTAGGTTTTCTCCATTTGGACCAACTAGGTTCATGATTTGTCCATTTATATCCATAGCGAGAGTCATGTTATCCATGTTAATTCCAATTGCTCTTGCAATGCTCTTTGCTTGTTCTGCTGTTAATATACCATCCGAAATATATGCTGATAACTCAAGTGCTAATCTTTTTACAGCAACATCTCCTGCCTCAGCAAAATCTTTAGTAAAAGAGTCAAGCATTCCTTTTCCTACTTCGCTTTCAAGGAATGAGGTCCCAAACTGTTGCTTTCCTCTTTCAAAACCAGTTGTATATTTATCAGAAAAGGCGTTTGTCCTTCTTCTTGACATAATTTCTGATGCGCCTACTTTATTAGTTATAGCGCCTATCTGAGCCATTTTTTCAGTTGTTGCAGTTACAGAATCAACATAATTAGATTGTGCTTCTGCTGCCTTCTTTGCTGCACGATCTAGCAGGTATAATGATCCGCCAAGTGCGACTGCAGCAGTGGTTACCCAGCCTACAGGCCCCATACCAGCAAGCATTGGTGCCATACCAGCAACTGCTGATGCACCCATAAGTCCCATTCCCATTCCAGTATTACCAGACATCATTGCAGCCATACCAGCAGTTCCGAGTGCCATTGATGCTCCGCCAGAGAAACGACCAACTTTTTCTTGACGCATAGCCTTTGCGTCTCTTTTATCTTGTTTTGCCTGATCTTTATCACTTAACTGTTTTGTTTGTCTATCTTTAATTTCTTGTCTATCAAGTGCTGCCCTTCTTCTTGCATTTGCAGCATCTAGTTCTTCTTGTACTTTTCTCTTTCTTAACTTATCTAATGCAGCATTAATTTCTTGCTGAGTATATTTATTTTGAGATTTAAGCAATCTTGCTTGATCTTGTAATGCTTTTGTAATTCTACCCTGAGCGCCTTTGCTTAGTTGTTGAGTTTGTACTGTGGGTGCATTTTCATGACCAGCAATCATAAACTTTCTTGCTTGAGATTGTGCTACATTGGCAACTCTTTGTCCAGGTGACAATGACATGATACTATTATCTTTAGTATATCTTCCAGTTCTTGGATCAACAGTTTTTACATTGCTTGGCTTTCTTGCAGTTTGTCCTTTTGTAATTTTTTGCAGTACGCCATTTTCTCCAATTGTCCACTCTTTTCCTGCTTTAACTCCAACTACCTGTCCTGCACCTCTTCCAGTAGAAAGGCCGAATGTCGGAATACGATTTCTTTTATCGTAGAAACCAGTTTTGTTTCTTGTCTCAAGTTCATCTAATAAAATTTTATTTTTTGCTATTTGAACCTTATTATTTGCTAAACTTCCTAGCGCAGTCTTTAGTCCCTTTGTTTGTTTTGCATCTCCATTTGCTAATAATGATGTAGCCTTTTCTTCTAATTGTAATGCATTCATAACATGGGCTATCTCTCTTGGAGTAAAAGGATGTTTTTTCTGTGCCATAAAGTTTGCTGCCGACTGATACCTTGCCGCCTGCTCTTTACTAAATAATGGGTATCCATTTTTTTCATTCCATTTAACTAAATCTGATGCTCTCTTTCCTGCATTCATGTAGTTATTTAATAAATGTAAATCAAACCCCGCACTTCCCTTTGACCATTTTGCAGCACCTTTTCCTGGCTCTCCTGTTTTTGCAACATGCGAAAGATCAAACATAATATCTTTTGTAATCGTTCTTGGGGAAAGTCCTGCAGCAGCCATTGCATTTTTTACCCTATCTGCAGAATTTTGTAAGTTCTTAATTGATGGATGCTGGTTAGTATCTATTTGACCATTTGCAATTCTTTGATTTACTGCCTGTAATTCTTTTTGATAATTCTTTAGTGATTTATATAAAGAACTATCTTTAGGAATATACTTTTCCCAGTGACCACTTTCTTTTTCACTAAACTTAAGTTTGTCTCCTAAACTAGATGGAGTCATTTTCTTTACAGCAGTATAACTTTGATTTCCAGCATTGTCTAGTTGTGTTTTTAAACCACTCTTATACAATAACTTATCTCTAACTTCTTCGTAAGTTCTTCCATTGGAAAGTCCTGCACCATTTTTAATATCTTTAAGATGGTAATATTTACCATCAAAATAAACCATATTGTCTTTAATGTGTCCAAGTAATCTTGTTTGTAGATTTCCTTTATCCAACTTTTTCATTCTTTCAGCAAATTCATCTTTAATCTTCTTTTGATTTGGATCACTTTCATCCAAAATACCCATTTTCTTTACTTCTACTTTTCTTGCCATCTCAACATCTTTTTCAAGTTTTTTAATTAGTTCGTTCATTTGATTTGTTGAGGCATTTTTAAGATTTGGAAAATCATCTGGACTAAAAATTCCTCTAGCAATTATTTTTTCAACATTACTTGGTTTAACAGATCCAGTGGAACCAATTTCTGGATCTCCTACTCCGTATTTCTTAACAGCCTGGCCAGCAGCAACGTGTATTGAGTGTAACTTAGACCAATCTACCTTTTTACCAGCCTCCAGCCTTGCATACATATTTTCATAAACTTGTTTCTCTACTGGATTTAAATTCCAACTATCTATTAGTTTTCGTAACTTAGGCAAGGAAGAATCTATTTCTTTTATCATTGCATCCTGATATTGCTTTGGTGTCATTTTTGCTGCAAGAGCGGATGTTTCTTGTGCAAAAAACTTTTTGGCTCCACCCTTAACACCAAGTAAATTAATTAATGCCTGATCTCCCATTGATGGTAGAACTTTTTCAAAATCTCTAAAGCCTGATGCTCTTGCAAAAACGCCTGCAGTTCCAGGGTCTGCTAAAACTTTTCCAAATACATTTGATGCTGATAAATCTTTATCTGCCCGTAAAGTAGATGCTACTAACTGAGTAATCATTTCTTTTTTAGTAAACTTGCCAGTAGACTCAGCAATTTTAGGATTATACGGGGATTCAAGAACAATAATCTTCCTCTTACCTTCCATATCGGTAGGATCAATCATAGTTCTTATACTTTGTTTTGGAGATACCAAACCATGTACATCTCTTGCTATTTGTGTAGCACGAATCTCAGCCAAGGCTGTCTTTTCATCCATTGTTGGCTTTACTACTACGAGTTCTCCATTAGGCTTTCTATATACCCCGCCAACTCCACGTATTGGGAAACTTCTACCAGAGAATGGCTGCATTAATGTACCAAAGTTTGTTGCTGGCATATCAGCAAATCTTGAAGCCTTTACAGCCTTATCTATTTGATCAGCAATTTGTCTTGATTGAGTAACCTGCGAATAACTCTTTGGCATTCCAACATCTACTGCTCCAGATTGTTTTGCGGGATGATTAAACTTCCAGTTAGAAGGTAGTTTTCCTGTTGCATAGCCAGGAACCTTATCCTGGAACATTGCAGTAATAAGTCCACGATGTTTTTCTGCTGTTTGTGCAGGAATAATTGCTTCACCTGGAGAAACCATTGCTGGAACAACATCTCCTGCTCCTTTTGGACCTGGAACGCTCACAATTCCATCTGCAAACTTCATAGGTGTCTTTGGCAATTTAGATACTGCTCCTGCTGCTCCAGTCATACCGCCTGCAAATAGTGCTGGATTTTGAGCAGCCATATTTCTCATTTGAGAAGACAGCATTCCATATGCTGAGGCTAACTGCATTGCTGCTGTTCTTTCAATATTAAATACTTCGACCAATCTAGTGTGGGTGTTATGTAATGCCTGGCTTGCAGCCTGCTGCTCTAGTTGTTCTTGAGTAACATAATTAAATCCAGCGCCTAAAATATTAGTCTGACCATTTAATTTTGCAATTCCGCCTCTTATTGTTGCAAATAATTTAATTAAGTTTGCTAGTCCATTAGCAAGTAAGCCAAATGTCATAAGGAGAACTGGTCCTAATCCAGCAACAACTCCAACTATGACAGTAATTACTTTTTTAGTTTGATCACTTAAGCCATTAAATTTTTCAAAAAGACTGCCAAAAAACTTTACAATTGGTGTCATGGCCTCAAGGAATGCTTTTCCAAGTGGCATTATATCTTGTTTGAATTGTTCAACAGCAGCCTGGAATTTTACACCAATCGAGTCTTCTACCTTCTTTAATTCTCTTTCAGATAGAATTGCTAACTCTTCTACTGATGCTCCTGCAAGGTCAAATGCTCTAGCAGCCTGTGTTCCATCTTTAGAAACATTTTGGAATAATGTTGATAAACGGGCAAACTGAAACTTTCCAAATAGTTGTTCAATTGCTCTTGCTCTTTCTAATGGAGCAAGTTCGTCTAGTGCCCTTGCAAAACCTACAACTGTTGCCTTAATGTCACCTTTGTTTGCCTCAACAATTCCTTTTATATTTATTCCCATTTCATAAAGCATCTTGCTTGCTTTTTCTGTAGGATTAATTAAAGATGCAAGACCAGACTTTAGTGCGTTAGCACCTTCTGATGCATTAATACCGCCCTCTTTCATAGCAGTAAGGAAGAATGCAAGATCTTCTACATTACCACCTAACTGCTTTACAACTGGAGCAGCCTTTGGAATTGCTATAGTCAAATCTTCAATAGAAAGAACAGTTTGGTTTTCAACTGCGTTTAAAAAGTTAATTTTTTCTGCTAATTGATCTGTAGAAAGACCGAAAGCATTCTGTAAGGATATTGTGGTTTCAAGTGCCTGCTGCTGTTCAACTTGACCGAGTACAGCAAGTTTAGTAGCAGTTTTAATCTGTTCTTCTAATGCTCTTCCTTGGAAGCCTGCTGCTGCTGCAGTTGCTGCCATTTCAACTGTATCTTTAACTGCTACGCCATATCTAGTAAACTCTTCTGCAAGTCTTCTTACGTTTGCAACTGCAGACTCTACCTCAGCATCATTAGTAAACGCATCTCCATATACACGTCTAAACTTAAGTGTTGCCTGCTCTAACTCTCTAAATGCTTTTGATGCATAACCACCTAGCATCATTAATGGTATTGTTAAACCAACCATTAACTGACGACCAGCCCACTGTGTATTTTTACCAAAATTTAATAGTTGTGTGGATCCCTGCTTAAGTAATTGATTAAGCATTTGCTGTCTTTGTGCAGCATATTGAATTCTTGTTCCAAGTTCTGTAAATCTGCCATTAGCCATCATTAAGGTTTTTGGCATAATTCGCATTGCATCAATAAAGCCGCCCTGGGCCTTTGACATTTGAATATATTGTGCCTGAAGTGACTTTACTCTATCTCTACGAGCACGATTAATAATTTCACGTTCTTGTGCAAAAGCCTTACTTAAAACCTTTGTATTGGCTGTAGCAGCAGCCATGCTGTATCTATAATATTCACGAAGTGATAGTTTATTTTTTTCTAAGGCAGTAGTAAATGCCATAGTGCTTGATGCAACTTTGGCTTGGCTTACAGAAAATTTTCCTGTTGCTCCAATAGCCTGTACTAATTGAGCATTTAATCCTTTTTGTGCATTTGCAGCAGCAAGGTTACCCTCAGCAAGTGATTGATGAAACTTACTGAGGCCAGCCTGTAATCTGCGTAATTGTGCTAAGGCATCGGCAGTATTAAAATTAATATTAATATTAGAATTTACATCTGCCAATTTCTTTGCACCTCTTTATTTATTTATTTTGTTAAACCAGCGACAACTGAAGCGTCGGCATTTTGGAATCCAGACGCAGCGTCGATGATTTGATAAACAGTAGGAAGATCAAGAAGGTCTTCTAGTTCTTCTCTGTTGTCTGCCAATTCTGGCTTGTATTGTTTCATTGCAATCTGAACACAGTCCATAAGAATATCCATTGACTTGTCATTATCGTCTGCTACTGAAGTAAGTTCAGCAAACTTTAGCATAAAAGGTCTTAGAAGAGATAACTTCAAGGCCCTTACTGGAATAACTGTATTATCAATTAATGTAATTGTTTTCTTATCATCTTTAGGCTTTTCGGCCATTTTTCCTCCTTAAGGTATTGAATAAATTATACCATAAAGGGCTTTTATTTTTGGGTAAGATCTTCGTAATCTAGGCCCATGCCAATACCAAAACCAGCCTTTTGTGCATTTGCCCCTTGTAGTGCGAGAACATCTTTTGCATTTGATGCCCTGCCCTTGCTAAACACTCTTGCCTTCATTTCTTGCCATGCGTCTTGTTTTCCACTTGCCTTATCTAAATCCACACCCTGCATTGCTGCTAAAAACTTTTTCTGAGAATAATCTAAATCTCTTTTTATTTTTAATGTTGCTATTATTTCTGGCATTGACATAGATGATTCTAATTCTTCATAATCTTTCCATATACCCAGCAAAAATACTTCAGATTCTAGTTCAGCCAAATCTAACTCATCCCAACTTTTTCCACTATCTGTTGCCTGCTGTTTGACTGGTTCTTCTGATTTTTCATTAATTTTAATTCCAGCAGCAAAATCCAATATCCTATATATTGTGGGCATGTCTATATTATCTTCTAATTCTTGTTGTGTTTTTATTAATGGATAATATTGTCTCATTGCAATTACTGTGCATTTTGCTAGTGCATCTATCGCTTCATCATCATTTTGTGCAGATTTAACACTTTCAAACTCATCTAAAAACAATTTCAAAAATTTTATTTTTAGTGGGGTTATATATAATTCTGTTCCGTCTATTAATTCAACAACAGCACTTTTATATATTTCTGTAGGCATTTAACTATTATATCAAACAGAAAAGCCCAGCCTTTTCAAATATGACTGGGCCTTCTGATATTATTAAGTTATATTATAGAGAACGATCTACGATCTTACCGTATGATGCGTTATCATTTGGTAGCAAACGGAATGAAACTTCAAACATTGTAGCCTCATCACGCTTAGCACCTACAGTTACGCTCTCGATTGAGAGTGCACGGTATGCAACATAAATTCTTTCAATAGAATCTGAG